ATTCTGTGCAACATCAGCACGATTGCGAAGGACGTGTTTCTGCCGAGCAACAATCCGACCTACTTCCTGCAAATCAAGCACGACGCCTCGGCAGCCACCAACGGGCGGGCACTGTACTATGACGACGCGGACAACAGGCTGGAATGTACTACCGCATCGGCGGCCAACGACTCGGCCGACCTGGCCCTGAACAGCCAGAGTTTCAACTGGTATGACCTTCCCGGCGCTAAAGGCAGCATTTACCGGCAGGGCAGCGTCGGAGACGTGAAGCTGCTGGCCGGCGGTTCTTGGTTTAATGGGGCGCTTGCCGGTTCGCGCTGCCGTTCTGCGGTTAACTATCGCTGGAGCACGTCTTCGACTTACGGTGCGCGCGGGTGCGCCCGGAGCCGGTAAACGTAGATCGTCAAACGTTCTTCGCGCACGTCATGCGCACTGCGTGTGCTCTTCACCGGCAGCGACGTGCTCATCGAGCAGATGGAGAAATATGGCGACCAGATACCGTTTGCGGCGACCATCAAAAAGATAGACAGGTACTACACCCTGTCGTGAGGTGACTATATGCGAGGCTTTCCGAAGCACCTGAACACACGGGCCGATTACGAATACGTGGCCGGCAATTTCCCGGCCGAAAAATGGCAGCCGCACTTTCAGTCTCTCCTGGATCAGCGGGCCGCGTGGATTCCAACCGGGGAGCTGAAGGAGGGCGAAAAGGTTGTGGAGAGTAAATCAGTCCGCGTCGCGGAAGTGCGCGACGAGACCGGCCAGACAGCGCTTGCGCGAGTCCGGGAGGAATTCCGGGACGATCCGAATGCTTTGATTGTGCGGCTTGGGTTTACGGTGGAGGGAGTCGAGAAGGCGCTGGCCGAATGAGACGGTGAGCGAGGACGGGAAAACTACGACCCCTTGCGTGTATCGGCAGGGTGCGGGACGAATCAGCGGGGAATGATATGACATGCGCGGAAACTGCCTGATATACGCACTCAGGAAGTGGTGGAGAGAGGGAGGCTACCTTGTTATACGCCGGTCTCACGCATCGCGGTTCATCCCTCACGTCCTGCATCTTGATGCTGATATGTGCGCACATAAGCGGTGCATGTCTCATTTTGTGCCGTGTCGTCAAAAGATGGATTGGAAGAAATTCGTACATAAGCTGTGGTTCACTGGAAAGGTGAAGAAAGGGGATTAAGGGGAGTCGAGATGACGCGACCTGATTACAGCGGCTGGCTGACGGATGAGGATGTGGCGCGGATTGTAACCGCAATGCACGCGGTTCCGCGCCAGTGCCAGTTTTCGGAAGAGGAACGGCAGATAATCCGCGACATGGCATCAGGGGGGAAACTGCTGAAAAAAGGGATAATCTACCTCCTTGTCGCCCTCGCCCTGTATGCCGTGATTGCCAAGTCTGCGCTATTGAAAGCGGCTCAGGTTGTGGGGTTGATAAAGTGATGGAATGTTACCGGCAGCAGACATGCCCCGTGCGGAACGGGAAAGCCTGCCAGGGCCGATTCTGCCGCGACACATGCCCTCACCTGACAAGGCTGGAGGAGGAAAATGGAATCGAACCAGCGGAGCTGTCCGAAGAACTGCCCCGCGAAAATGAGCGGGGCGATGGCGCATGTAACGAACCCTGATTGTGTATGGCGAGGCGTAGAAAATGGAACGCAGCCTGCTGATAAAAGAGAACCTGAAGCTGAAGAAGGAAATTGAAGTATTGACCGAAGCCCTGGCGCAGATGAGGGCGACGGCCGAGGCGCTGGCGCACATCAACACCTACACCTGCGAGAAAATGAACAGCCCGTTGAAATTGATTCCCGGAGGCAAAGAATGTCCTGCGACACCAGATGCCCCTTAGCAAATCAAGCGTGCGAAGATTGCACGAACAACGAGCCACCCGCAGACGGGCCAGATCCGGACATGCTGAAGCCGAGTGCACGGGATTATTTCCGGGCGGGAACATGGGGGATGTGAAGAAATGCCGGAATTGCGGCGGCGGTGATTTCTGGCAGTCGGCCCATACCGGCGACATGATTTGTCGGGTGTGTCATCCGCCGGCGCCGGGAGCGGAGAAGAGAAGTGAATAACTGGCCCCATCAAGAAAACTGCGCCTTGCACTACGGCAATCCCCGCGATGCCAAGTTCGAGCAGCGCAACATTGTCACCGTTCCGTTCCCGTGGCTCGCGGTCACATCATGGGACGGTAAGCGGGTGAAAGGTGCGCGGGTACATCGCGATTGCGCCAACAGTCTGGCGCGGATATTTGCCGTCATTTGGTCGGCTGCCGGAAACTCCCAGGACGTGATAAACGAGTGGGGGATGAACAAGTTCGGCGGCGGGTACGCCTTCCGGCAAATCAGGGGCGGCAAATCTCTTTCGATGCACGCCTATGGATGCGCGGTCGATTTCGACCCGGGACGGAACCCGCTCGGTGGACAGCATCCCCATTTTTCCGAATGCCCGATTGTGTTGGCGGCGTTTGATGTCGAGGGGTGGGTATGGGGCGGCAGTTGGCAGAGGAAAGACGGGATGCACTGGCAGGCGGCAAGGGTAGGGTAAGGATCGGGCTGAAAAAACGGCTCACAGAGCCTCTCAGCGCGTCTGGCGTGAAACGTAGTAAAACGCAAGTGAAACAAGGGGGTTACGCCATGTTTCAAAACATTTTCCTCAACTGGCTGACAGGAATGGCAGGAAAACGGCTCGATGGCAGAAAAACGCAGGTCGGCGGCGTGGCGCTCATCCTTGCGGCGCTCTGCCAAGTCATCATGGCCATGTTCCCGGACATTACCATACCCGGCATGGAGCATGTCGATTGGGATACCACCATCGGGATGGTGCGGGATGGCCTCGCGGCGTTTGGTGTGGGGATGACCGGTACGGGCGTAGTGCATAAAGCGTTCAAGGCCGGGCTGGCGTTACCGCCTCCTGCACCACAGCAACCGAAACCGCCGCAGCAATGGGATGGGAAAGCGCCGGGGCAAATGCTGTGAAATTCGCCATTCGGAAATCCTTCCTGTGCGACCCGGAATATTTTTTCATCCGGCTGTGGAAACGCCTGATCGGGCGAAAGGAGAAAAAGTATGTGGACGTATATCAAGGCAATGATGAGCAACATCGGTAATTTCCTCCTACCATTCGTAAAGATATTTTTGAGCAGTGTCGGCCCCGTACTGGCAAAGGCGGCGACCTCTGCCGTCAATACCTGCGCCGAGTCGATGTTGACCGCGAATGGCGATGAGAAGCGGACTGCGGCATATAACCTCATCGCCGACGAACTCAAGCAGGCGGGCGTCACGGCGACGGCGAACATGATCAACTCGGCCATCGAGGCGGCCGTGGCAAAGTTATACGAGGCGGAATAATGCCCGACATCAAGACCGGGACAATCCAGATCACCGGCCTGGCCGACCTTGAAAAGCGCCTCCGTGGTTTGTCTGACAAACTGGCAAAAAACGTATTGCGCGGGGCGGTAAGGGCGGGGGCGGCTGTGATCCAGAAGGAGGCGAAAGCACGGGTCCCTGTCGCGGCAAAGGCGCATTTGCTCAAGTCGTATAGGTCGAAATTGTTCAAAAATTACAAAGCGAAGAAATACGGAACGTGGATCCGCCCTGGCAATCTGAAGCGCAATATCAAGGTCCGCCCGAATAAAGAGATTTCAAGGGGCAAGATTACGTATTACGTCTACGTTTCCGATTTCGACAAAACAACATACTACTGGAAATTCTTGGAATTTGGGACAAGCAAGATGAAAGCGGCCAACGGAGGATCGGGATTCATGCGGCCGGCATTCGACACGCAGAAAGAGGCCGCAACCACGGCGATCCGCGATTACATGGCAAAGCGGATAGACAAGGAGCTGGGGAAGAAATGAAAACAGTCTTCAGAATAGAGGTAGATGGTATCTACACCAAAGTTTTTAGGGATGATGTCGAAATCAAGGATTTGACTAGATTCACATTCAAGGCGGAGCCGGGGGCTATCCCGGAGGTGGAGATGGGCCAGATTGTAAAGACGGATGGTGGCGAGGTCAAAAAGATAGACATTACGAGTATTGACTCCTCACGCAAAGAATACAAGGTGGTTAGTGATGCCCGTTGAAGGCGATCTGCAAACAGCACTCGGCGCTCTGGTATCGGGCCGCGCATATCCGGCCGGAGATGTCCCCGAACTATGCGAGACGCCGTATATCGCATATTCGGTTGTCACGAACGTGCCGATGGTATCTCTGGACGGTCCCACCGGAGCGGAGCGGCGCAGGGTACAGGTTGACGTATATGGCAGCAGTTACGGCGTGGTGAAGGCGCTGGAATCGTCGGTAAAGAGCGCGATGGCCGCGGCGGCAATCGTCAACGTGCCGCTCTACACCATGGACGAGCACGAGCCGGAAACCAGGCTGCACCGAGTCGTGATGGAGTTTTCAGTTTGGACCGTATAGGAAGGAGGATTTAACACCAACAAGGACCGTCGTGAGACAGGGCCGATTATAAACATGCACCGCTGCGACAGCGGAGCGAAAGGAGCCAAATCATGTCAGACAGTGCAATCACCACGCAGGGGACAACCCTGCACATCGAAGGCTCGGCGGCCTCCGCCGAAGTACTCACCGCGATAACCGTCGGTTATCCAACAATCCTTGCTATCACCGGCCATGCAGGCGTGGCGAACGGGGACGTAGTCACCCTGGCCGGATTCACCGGGGCGGACGCGGCGACGCTCAATAGCCTGACGTTCGTGGTCAAAAACTACGCCACCGGCGCTACCAACGACACGTTCGCCATCGATGTCAATACCGTCGGGAAAACCATCACAATCGACGCCGGGAACACCACGGCGACTCCGACCGCCTGGATCAAGGTCGGTGAAATCAAGGCCATCAACAACACTCCGGGAACCGCTCCGGACATCGACGTGACCGACCTTGACAGCACCCGCAAGGAGTACAAAGTGGGCCTGCCTGACTCCGGCAGCATCAGCATCGAGTTTTTTGCGCTCGATTCGGACACCGGTCAGGCCGCGATGCTGGCGGCGTATGACGCGCAGTCAACCAAGGCATTCAAGGTCACGTACCCATCCGGCAGCACCCCGATCCGCACGTTCAACGCCTCGGTCAAGTCCTTCCCCGACATCGCCAACTCAATCACCCCTGATGGCGTAATCAGCGGGACGGCAGAGTTAAAAATGAGCGGGACTGTAACGGTCTCCTAATCCACACAGAAAGGCGTAAACGAATGGTACTCAACAAGGCATCAATTTTTAATGCGCTGGATTTGAAAAGAGAGGTCGTGCAGGTGCCGGAATGGGGCGGATCCGTCATCCTGTCGGAACTATCCGCGGCCGACCGCCTCAAGTTCGGCGCGGCAATGGGCGGTAAGGATGATCAGCGCGTTTTCGTAGCGAAGGCCCTCACATGGTTCATTGTGGACGAAGGCGGGGATCGGATATTCACCGAGGACGACGCCGACATGTTGGCCGGGAAATCGCTTCCGGTCCTGCAAAGGCTGTGGGACGTGGCGGCGAAACTCAACGCCATGAAAACGGAAGGTGATGACGAAGTAAAAAACTGAAAGGCCAGCCGGAGCGTCTGTTTGCGTTCCGGCTGGCGCTTCACCTTGGTTATCCCCACCCTGATTACCTGCTGGCCTCGATGAGCAGCAGTCAGTTTTACGAATGGATGGTCTATGCCAGCACCGAGCCGTTTGGAGAATTCCGCGCAGAACTGAGGCACGGACAGCAAATGGCACTGACGGCAAACATGAACCGCGACACGAAGAAGAAGCGGGAACCGTTCACCCCGCAGGAATTCATGAACTTTATTGAGCAGCCAGCAAAGGAATATCAGCCCCTCGACCCTGCACGCATTGACCGGGAGGTGTTCGGATTATGAGCGGATCACTTGGAGAGCTTGTCGTATCTATTCGCGCCGATATTGCCCGGTTCCAAAGCGACATGGGGAAAATGCAGAAGTCGGCGCAGGACTCAGCGGATCGCATCTCCCGATCCCTTGGCGGTTTGGACGGGGCGATAAAAAAAGTCGGCTCTGCCTTCGCAGCACTCGGTATTGGACTATCCGCTGCGGCCCTCACCTCATGGGTCAAGGGCGCAATCGACGCGGCTGATGAATTGGCAAAAATGAGCCAGCGCGTCGGCCTCACCGTGCAGGAACTCGCCAAGCTGAATTATGCGGGATCCCTTGCGGATGTATCAATGGAGCAACTCGGCAAGGGTTTGAAGCAGCTCAGTAAAAACATGGTCGAGGCCGCAGGCGGATCGAAAGAGCAGGCCGCCGCATTCCGGGCGCTCGGCGTGGAATTCCGGAACGCAGACGGGAGCATGAGGAAGGTTCCGGAGGTATTCTCCGATATCGCCGAAAAGGTTTCCTTGCTTGATGACGGAGCGGTAAAAACGGCCATATCAATGAAAGTTTTCGGTAAGTCAGGGGCAGACCTGATCCCACTGCTGAATTCAGGGGCCAAGGGCTTACAGGAAATGTCTGCTGAGGCTGAAAGGCTCGGCCTGGTAATTGATGAGCGGACCGCGAAAGCCGCAGAGAACTTCAACGATAACCTGACGCGGTTACAATCGTCTGGAAAAGGGTTAGCGTTCGCCATCTCGGAGGTAATGCTTCCTCCGCTGGTCCAGCTAACCGACGAACTAAACAGGGTGGCTCAGGCCGACAACAAGTGGCTCAAAATCATTGGGTACATGCAGACAATCATCAAGTTACAGACGAACCCGCTGTCGTATGTCTGGGATCCGCTGGCGGGGGCAAAGAAAAAGCCGGGGTCAATCAGCGATATCGCCGGAGGGGTTGCCGGGGCGGCGGCGGGCGCTGCGGGGCAAATAAAGGCAGGCAAGACGAAGTCGGAACTAGCGCTGGAGAGGTATCTCAAAAGTCTTGAGACACCTACAAAATCGGGCCGAAGTTCTGGGGCCGCATCCAAGGCCGAAGCCGAAGCGAAACGCATCGCAGCCCTTAACGAGCGCATACAGGAACAGATCGCAAGGGCCAGCAAGGATCAATTGGCGCTTATCGACCTGGAGTCGGCAAAGTACCTTAAGGAAGGCGCGGATCGCATCCTGATTGAAAAGTGGGTGGCTACCGAAAAGGACAAAATCAACACGGAAGCCATGAAAGGGGCCTGGAAGAAACTGGAGGACAGCCAGAAGGAGCGCGTCGAATTTGAGAAAGAGCGGGCCCAACAGATTAACGCCAATACCCTTGCGGAAATCAGCAACAAGATGTCCCTGGTGGATATCGAAGAACAGTATTACAAGCTGACCGCAGGAGAAGCCGCCGCAAAACGGATAACGCTGCTTGGTGAACAACTGGCGCTTCATGAAAAGATCCGCGATGAGGTTGTCGGGTTCGGCCCGGAGGCACAGTCGTTACGACTCCAGGAGCAGAAAGAGATTGACGGCATTAACGCCCGGTTGCTGGAGCAGAACAAGATCATCACCGACCGCACGGCTATGGGCGGGTTCACGAACGCACTCAATGATTACATTGAAGCGGCTCGGAACATGGGGGCGCAGATCCAGGAAGCGACGACAAACGCTTTCAAGAACATGGAAGATGCCCTCGTCGATTTTGTCACCACCGGCAAGCTCAATTTCTCCAATCTGGTGGATTCCATCATCGCGGATCTGGCACGGATGACCATCAGGCAGAACATCACCGGGCCACTGGCGTCGGGCCTCAGTTCGGCGCTTTCTGGGTGGTTCGGTAGCGGGGTAAATATCGACACCTGGGGCGGCCTCCCCGGTGGCCTCCTGGGCGGATATGCAAGCGGCACGAATTACGTTCCGGAAACTGGACCGTACCTGCTCCACAAAGGCGAGGCGGTAATTCCGGCCGCACATAACAGTGGCGGCCTAACAATCAACGTTCCTGTCTCGGTCGCCGGCAATAACGCCCTGGCGTCGGATCTCCGGAACGAAATTGAACGAACAGTGATTGACGTAGTGCGGAGGCATAGCTGATGGCCCATCCAAGTATCGGAACATTCACGCCGAAAATCGGCCCCGGGTCAATGACCATCGTGCGGCCCGAAAAAAAGACCTCCGTGGTGGAAACGTATTCCAGTGTGGCTTATTTCTCCTGGGCGGCATCTATCGTCGGGAAAGTTATCGAACTCACATGGAACTGGATGGACGGAGAGGATTTCAACGCCCTGGATACCATCTATTCCGCCGATGCTGTAGTGGTGTTCGATCCGGGGGACGGCCTCGGCAAAACGTATAATGTCAATGTCCTGTCGGTAGACGGTAAATACTACAAGGGGACCGGCGTTACGACCGCATCCGTGCGGGTTGACGTTGTCTGCCGTCTCCTTGTCATGAGTCAGGTGGCATATCAGGTGGCATAATGGCACGAACTCTAAACGCAACCCTCCAAACTGCACAGACGGCCACCTCACGCCACCCTATATGTGAGTTGACCGTCGGCAAAGGGGCGGCGGATATCCCGTTCCCTGCGAATGCCGGTTTTTCCGCCGATGCCAACGAACAATACTACCCAACATCTACCGTATTGAGCGACGGCAAGATGGCCGTGTTTTACATCGGGAACAGCTACAGTGAGGTGCGCTGTCTATTTTCCGACGCGGCCCGCACTGCCTGGGGTAACTATTCTACGCTCTGGTCGGAATCGGGGACCAAGTGGAGTTATCTTGAATGCTGTCCACTCGATGACGGGAATATCGGGGCTGTCTCGTGGGGGTACGGCAGTTCAAGTACTGCCGAAAAATTGACCTCGTTCCGGGTTTCAACGGCCGGGGCGCTCCTCAACCGTACCGAAATAGAAAATACCGATACGGGTTCCTACACGAGGCAGGGCTGCTGTCTGGTCCATGCGGGAACGAATTCATACGCAATCATTTACATCAAATACAGCGGCGGGAATTACGTCGTTTACAAGCGAACGTCATCAGATTTTATTTCGTGGTCTGCCGCCTCCACCCTTACCATTCCGGGCCTCACCGCTGGCAGGGTGATAAAGGACCCTGACCTCATAAAACTGGCCGACGACTCATTCATGCTGCTGTTCAGCTACCAGGACACGGTTGACGGTGGAGGCTCTATCTATAATATCTGGTATTCGATCAGCGCCGACCTCACAACCTGGACCGACGCGGCACAACTCACAGATACCACCCTCAAGAGCCGAGATTATTATCAGCCAAGTATTGTTCAGAAACAAAACGGGTCCCTGTTCGTTTCCGTCCAGGAAGCAAACAGCTACCTATCTATGGACAGCGGCACAACCGGATGGACCGGTTACGAATTCACTCCTTCCGACATGTGGATTGATACCGTCAACGGCAAGCTGTACGTGACATGCGTCCATTCGGATGCGTATCGTTCTATCCAGGGACTCGCAAAAATCGACATCGCAACATGGACGGTTGATCAGAGTTATGACGGCACCAGCACGCCTGCGATCCCGGACTATTTTCTGACCACGAACTGGTGGGACAGCATGAAGGCAATCCACGATTCGGGCAACGGTCCCCTTGCGCCGATCCTCGGCGACGCCGGAATATGCCTCCTTAATTTCGATGAGGATAACTACCGGACATTCATGTTCGCGGATAAATCGAGCTATGGCGAGGACTGCGCCAAAAACGTGAATTGGACGCCATATACCGGCAACTGGTCGGGGTATGACCCGACTGTCAATAAATGTTGGGTCGATGTTGACAACAACAGGCTTTACGTTTATCTGGCGAAGGGGCATTTATACGACAATAACCTCCAGTTCGGCTACATCGATCTGGATCAGACAGGCCCGGATTACGATTTCACCACGCTGGTGACTCTCGGCGTTGAGAACAGCAACCCGATTTGGAATCAGTTCATGCGGGTATATCCCGATGACGATATCCTGTTGATGGGCGGGTGCAACGTTACGCACGGCGGCCGACTGCTGCTGGTGAAGATAGGCGATAACGCCATCTATAAAT